TGAAACATCAGTAAGAATAGGATCAGATATGTTTATTGTTTTTGAAACCTCCATTATGTAATCATTATCCTTAATATCTTCCCATAATACAGAAGTGTCAAAAGTATAAACAGAATCTTTCCAATATGTCGAAGTGTCCTGAGGATTACTTTTAGCTATCCACCAGTCTTTTCCGTTTCTATCTACAGCTCTTAAAGCAAATCTTGATTGTAAAGATACTAAGTTTTGTGATGCATCAGGAATACTTCCGTACATATCGGTGAAAGCCACATTAGCATAGTCCTGTAGAAACCCTATCTTATATTTTATATCAAGAAGTGTTGGATCTGTACTTGTATTTGCTTTAGGACTATAAATGAACATCGTAGAAAAGAAGTCATTATACCAGTTAGCATCAGAAGTACTACCAAATATCTGCTTATTCCAAAGAACGCATTTATCTATACCGGTGAAAGCAACATCTGTTCTTACAAAGTGATCTGTTTTACTTCCATTTGTCATCCATCTTCTTTGAGCAGGAAGAGGAAGTACGCTTGCTGTGGAAACCTCCTTTGTATAATATTGAAAATCCTTCCAATAATTTTCTACAAGGCTTTCTGGCTTCTTCCATTTTAGGTTTACAATAAGTTTTTTGTTTCCTGGATTATAAGATAGCTGAGCACTATTTGCTGCTGCCTTTTTATCCGTACATGAAAGATCTATAATAGTGTTAGGAACAGTTTCTTTATAGATAGAAGCCTCTCTGTTATAAACAGTATAGTCTCTAGATTTGGTAAGATCAGCAACTCTTTCTATATGCCAAGCACCATTAAAGTAATAAATCCTAGAGTAAAAAGCCCCCAAGATTTTTTCTAGGACCTCTTTATCGTTATTAACATTATCGCCATCCCAGAAGTTATCACTTTGAAAGTTTATATTATCAAATACAGTATTCGAAGAGGGGTCTCTTTGGTAGTTGATGTTTTGTAACGTATTATTAACTTTGATTACATCTGTAATGCTAGCATCGTAAAGTATAGAAGCCATTAAGTCCATAGCATTTAAGAACTCTGCTGCTCTATATCCTGAAACATCAATAAGAAGCCAAGGGTCATATCGGTCTATTGTGGAAAGCCTATCTGTAGCAGGAATCGTTAGAGTAATATTCTTACCTAGCTTAGAAGTGTACATATCCGGTAATATGAATCCTTGAAATAAGAATATAGAAGGATCTCCTGAAGAGGGGGTCTTTAAGATTTCTATATAGTTAGATCTCTCCGGAACAGAAAATAAGGAATCATATTTATAGAAGTCCCCTGAATCATTAATAATATTGATTTTAGCTCCACATCCAAATAGAGTACCATCAAAATCCTTGCTAGGATAAGAAATAACTAGAGGGTTAGAGTCTAATAATAGAGCTGAAGGCTCTCCAGAAAATCCCTCTTGCTTTACATAGATATCAATCCTATCATTATTAGCTAGCTCGTTAAAGCTTCCGTAATATATTAGATTATAAGCCATTAGAAATATACTTGTTTTTTATTATAATCACTTAAGATTCCTACAAGAACGTCCTGTTCTATAACAAATCTTACCTCTCCCTGATTGCTTGTTGGGGTAGAAGCTAGGATTGATTTAAGTTTATTTAGAGGAGAAATTACCTCAGGATTACTCCTGGCCCCTGGATAATCCCCGACTGTTGCTAGAGTTTCTCCATATACGATACCACCATCTGCAAAAGATTGGCTCTTTATCGTAGCTATCTGTATTGCACCTGCTGCAGCTGCACTTGCTGCTGCTATAAGACCAAGAGGAACGAAAGGATTAGTCTGAAGAGCATTTACAACTGCAAGAGCTGTACCGATAACTGCTTTAGCAATATCCATTTTCTGCTGTTTTTTAGCATACTTCTTCTGAATAGCCTCTTTTTTAGCCTCGTTATCTCCAGCTGCTTTTAGTTCTTCTTCCATCTGAGCCTGCTGATAACCAGAAATAGCATCAGCAACTTGCATCATACCAGCTAGACCAGCCTGAGCAGTTTCTAATTTTCTCATCCTTTCCTGTTCGTCTAGCATTGCTTTATATTCAGCAATTTCTGTAGCTGTAAGTAGCTCTGCAGCTTTTTGACCCTCTAATAGAGTCCTTCTCTCTTCGAAAGATGCTCTCTCATTCTCTATCTGATCTTCAAGTATTGATTTAGCCTCTTCAGCAGCTTTTTTCTTCTGTTCATTTTCTTTATCTATAGCCTCCTGAGCTGGCCCCCATTTAAACTTCTCCCAAATCTCATTAGTTTTATCAACATACTCTTGAGTTCCAACAAGGCCTTTCTTGTAAGCATCCTCAAGAGCTGTAAGTTGGCCTTCAAAAGTTGTCTCTAACCAGTATCTGGTTTCAGCTTCTTTTCTTAATTCATCAACTGTTTTCTGAATAGCAACTGCAACTTTATTCTCTTGCTTTTCGAAAGCAATCTGAGAGGAATAAGAAGCTGCAATAGCACTTTGTAGTTCTGCATAGGCTTCAGCTTCTGCTCTTACTGCCTCATCATTAGTTCTTCCTTCTAATTTATTGGTTGCAACGAGTAAATCATACTTATCTTGAGCAAGAGATATAGCCCTCTGGGAAATACCATTCTGGATTTTCTGGGCCTGCTCTATCAGAGCTGCTTTAGCTAGTTTCTCTTCATCAGTTTTAGCCTCCATATCAGCAAGCTGCAACTTTATCTGAGCAAGTCTCTTCTGATCTTCAGCATTTTGTCTGATAAATTTTGATTCTTTTTCATTTATAGCATCCTGTACCTGAGCTAATTTCTTACCTTCTTCTCCGCTCTCTTTAAGTGTTGCCCAGAAATCTTTTATCTCATCAGTAGAGAATCCGGTAGTCATTTTTATGATACCTTCATTCATCTTAACAAGACCATCTCTCATCTGCTCAAAATACAATTTACTATCCTCTCGAGCTTTTTTACTGAAAATACCAGAAATAGCTGCCCCAACTCCTAGGGCTCCATTCTTAATAACTTCCCATCCTCCAACGAAAATCTCTACCATACCCTTAAATCGAGTTATAAGCTGTTTCTTTATCATCTCGCCTAACTCCTGGATAGCAGCTTTAGGATCATTAAAGGCCTTAAATAACCATTCTCCGACTTTTATAAGCACATTTATAAGACCACTTAACATCCCTTTTAGGTACCCCATTATCTCTGCGAGCTTATCACTTCCTTCTTGTGTTCTTTTAACCCAGGCAACAAGACCAGCAATAGCCGTCGCAAGAGCAGCTACGATAGCTAGGATACCAGAAGCAGCAAAAACTGCTCCTATGGCTTTAGCTGTTGCTGAAGCAAGTCTAACCATTGTAGCAAATCCCTGCTTCATAGCCATTCCTAATAGCTCTAACTCTCCTTTAGCAACATTTTTAAAGTTTTGGAATCCACTTGAGGCCTGTTTTAGGCCTTCCGAGGTCTTCTTACCTATGCTGTATACTTCTGATTGAAAACTTTTGATTTGGGCCTTTGCCTGGTCCAGCCCTTTAGTAAGTCCTTCCTTAGCAACGGAAAGACGAATACCTAAATCAGCTAAAAAACTTGCCATGTAAATGATTTATTTTTATATTTATTCAAGAAAAAAGGATCAAGATTCTCCTGATCCCTTTAGTTTCTTGAAATGCTCGTGAATAGAAGCGAAAGCCTCGTCATCTATTACTTCGGTATTTTCCTTACCTTCGTCGTCCCAGGATAATTTAAGGTAATTTCTTTTGAACTGCTCGTAAGAGACTTTTCTCTTTTTTGATGGAACTAACAAGTAGCTATAATAGATTGAGGTTCTAGTTCTTTCCCAATCAGCTTTAGACTCATCTAGTTTCTGATTATGATAGGCCTGAAGAGCATAATCAATTTCTCTAGGAGTATAATCCCAGAAATCAGAAAGGGGCATCTGTAGTAATGCCATACAAATGCCCCCAAGTTCTTCAGGAGTTATTTTTTTTTAGGAGTATCTCCCTTTGCCTCTCCTGGTAATGGAAAAGCTGTCATAAGAATCTGGTTAAACTCGTTCATCGACTCATCCAGAACAAGTTCCATATCTTCTCTCCTAATTGTTATTTCTTTTCCTTCTGCTCTATGTCCAGCTATAAGGCCATACCATAAGAGAGTTTCCAGATAGGAAAAATCTTCATCTAGTTCTGCTAGGTCCTTTCCTGTCTCTTCTTGAAACTTTTTAATAGCTAGATAAGAGATACGAACAGGATATTTACTTCCCGCATAATTAATATATTGTACTATATTAGCCATCTATTTTAGTTTTAATCAGTTGTCTTTACAGAAAGTGTTCCGGATCCTGTAATCTCAAAAGAATAAGAAACTGGTGCACCTACTCCACCTTCCATTGAGAGTGAAGTAAAGTATCCTGCTCCGCTGAAATACTTATTAGAGCTAACATCAGGAACGAGCTGTACAAGAACTGATGCGTCAGTTGTAAGGAGATTATCAGCCATATCAAATAGGCTATAAGATCCTGCGGTTGCTCCTACTGTTCTGAAAACCATACCAGAACCTGAAACAGACCAGCTGTACATGTCGGGAACTGATTCTTTTGCGCCTTCAGAATCTAGGCAAGCGATTTCTATAACGTCCTTAGATATCGATAGACTAAAATCAGTTGCACATGCTACTGTAGAAGAGTCGATCTGAACGCTCATTAATTTAGAGAATAATGGTGTGCTCATTTTATTAAATTATTTTATTTCTTAATTTATATATCTCCATTTTTCTTAGACATAAATTGCAGTATATTCTTGAAGAATAGAGTATTGATTTTTTTCCAGGTCTATCGTATGAACGTCTGATGTAAACCAGATATCGTGAATATCTCCCTGTTCTTTATGATTTAGATAATCCTGTAGATAATCTCCTATGCTATTTAGGGATGCTGTACTTCTAGAAAAGATCCTGACATAAACAGTATAGGTAAGATAGGCATTTTTTGAATCCATACAGTCAACTTGATTTGCCTTTTTAATTGTATAGACAATCCAATCTTTTGTAAGATCATAGTTCTCTTCAAGGTTCTCAAAAAAGATTCTATTACCAACAGCAGCATTTAGGGAGCTATCTGCGGTCATCAAGGTTCTTAAATCTGATTGGAAGCTCATGTCAATTTCTTTCTATTACTTTTAAGTCTCTCTTTAGCTGCAACTTTTTCAGGTAAGCCAGCATGCTTTGTACGGGCAATTTTCAGTAAAGATTCTTTCTTGAGCCTAGACATACGAGCAAGAGCAGCGCTGTATCTTTTAGGGAGTTTCCCTTTTCTAGCTGCAACTGCCATACCAGCTAGTCTCTGCTGAGAACGACTTTTAGCTTTTCCTTTTGCCATTTTACTTCTTTATTTTTCTTACCATATCTCTTACTTTTTTAACATAAGAGCCCCTAGTTTTTTTAGGTCGGGGTTTTCCTTTTCCGCAACAGGCCATTAGGTCTTCATTTTTTTAACTTCGTCCTCTACCTGAGCTATAAACTCTTTAGAGAAATTATCTACAATTTTAGGTACAGCATCGAAAACAATCTTAGGAACTCTATTAGCTCCAAGGATAAATCCTCTATTATATCCTAGTTTTGTAGTTCTTACTTTAGTTCCCCTGTCTGCAAAACGAATATGAAATCCCTTACTTCCAGGTCCTCCAAAATAAGATATAGGATCGTCTTCAGTCTCTATAGGAAATACATTTATAGAGCTCATCGTCTTAGAGCTGTAAGGAAGAGCAGTTCTATACTGAGGTATTAGTTCAGCTTTAAGTGCCTCTTCAGCACAGAAATTAACGATATCATCTCTGATAGCTTTGTCCAGACTTTCAAAATTTCTTATTGCCTGGTCAAATCCCTTTAGCTCTATCTTAATTTCCTTATCCATTATTCCTCTTCAAATACAATAGCTCTAATACGAGTATAATCTTTCCTTCCATCAGTAAAAATATGCAGGATTTTATAATACTGGTTGTCATGCCAGATCCTACAGGAGTAATCTATGCTAGGATCATATCTTACCGTAAACTCTACTTCTGAATTAGGAAGAGCTCCTACTTCTGTATACTGAGTATTTCCTCCTAATAGTCTAAAATTAGCCCAAGAGTGCTTAAGAAAAGAATAGGTCTCTACAGGAGTTCCTATCTCATTTGTAGAGGTAGTCTCCCTTTCAAAAACAATATACTTATTAAATCCTGAGGTTATCATTTAGAAAGTAAGTATTTTATGCGAATCGAGCATCCTCTCGTAAGCTCTGGTCTCTTTGCTTGATGTGAAAGTGTATGAAGATCTTTCTCCATCATATAGATCACCTATCTTTATAAGAATAGCTTGTTTAATATCTTCGGGACAAGTTCCTTGAACATAACCTGTTCTAAATGTTACAGTTACATAATCTGTAACATAGTAAGTACTGAACTCTAAATAGAATCCATTACGATAGGCCCTGGTTTTTTCTGGGGTCAATAATACTGAACTGTCAGTTATGAAAGATGTTAAGCTCTGAAAGTTTCCCTCATCATAATAGAAAGTATCAGAACACCAGTCATCAACCACAAGAACATTAGAAGTTAATGCTATATCTTTCCCGATATACTCTTCAGCCTTCTGAGTTGCAACTCTAATCAATCTGGTAATATAATCATCATCCTGATCAAAAGTATCATCAACCCTTAAGTGTCTTTTAGCCTCTTCCAGAGTTATAGGATAGCTTAATTTTGTTTTAGTTATCTGATTGATCGGATATTCTTGGGCAAATATAGACATATCGAAGATTTTTTTAATAAAAAAAGGAGGAGGATTTTAAGGTGCCTCCTCCTTTATATATTCTGACTTTCAGCTATTAGCTAACTGAAGCGTCGTTCATGATTGCAAATGCTCTAGCATTGTAGCAACCAGTATCGGCTAACATGATAGCTGTCAATACGATACGTCCCTGTTTTGCCTGTGAGTAAGGATCTACTACGACTTCGATACCATTTCCCCAAGTTCCAACTGCGGTCCTTGACCAGTCGCCAAAGTAGATTTTGTCTGCGTTAGCGTGAGGAACGCCATAGGCTGGATACCCGTTTACTTCGTTGTCCATCCAGATAGCACCTTCGTCAGTAAGGTAAGCAGTTTTCTTTAGGAAAGCCTTAACGGTTGGAGTCGTTACATAAGCAGCGGGTCCAATATTAAGTCCACCTATAGAAGCTTCCATGTTGACGATGTCTGTGTAAGTTACAGGGCCACCACCGAAAGCACCAATCTGAGTTGCTGCATCAGTTTCTAGAGTGTCAAATACGTCGTTAGCAACAGCGTTCCAGATACCATTTACAAGGTTCTGAAGAACTGCCTGATAGATTCCAGGATTAGTCTGTGCAAGAGTTTCTCTTGTTATAGACTGAGTGTGAGTAATCCTTCTTGCTGCAAGAGTAAGAGAAGCAGGAGCCATATTAGCTGAAGCTGCAGAAGCATCTTCTGATACGAAAGCTGCAGTATCTTCTGCCATTGAAGGAATAACGAGATTACCTGTTAGTCCAGGGAAGAAAGTAACACCAAGTGTTCTTAGGAAAGATTCGCCAGGAGAGGTAAGGATGTCAACACCGTCCATAACCTGCTTGTTGATAATAGCACTGTTAGTGGTTGTTAGGATAGGATCTGCCCTAAGTTCGAAAGTTTTGTTTCCATTACCATCAACTGCAGAGTGTAGCCAGTCCATAAATCTTACAGATATAGGAGCGTTATCTTCTCTCTGCTCTGCAGGAGCTTCTTCAGCTGCCATTCTGTTTAGAGATTCCATTCTCTGGAGTCTTTCAATTTCCTTGGTAAGTTTTTCTACGTCAGTATTATAACCTTCCCATTCTCTTGTCTGCTCATCAGTAAGAGTTTCGTTTCTATTTAGACCTTCCATTTTCTCGATAAGGTCTGTCCTTTTAGAAAGGAGTTCATTTATTTTCTTCATTGTAATAAATTAATTTATTTTTAGTTTTAGCGTTTTAAGTCTTCTTTTGAAAGAATCGGTTGGGTATTTCTTGGGCTCTTCCTCTTTCTCTGCTCTTTCTGCTCTTTCAAGTTCTTCGATACTTCTAGCTGCGACTTCGGTATTTGGATACGCGGGGTCAACAACTACAGAAACATCATAAAGACCTGATATTTTATTTATTTCTCTGGTTCTGATACCAGATTCGTCTTTACCCCAATTACAGTCATTAGGGTCGCAACGAAAAGCAAAAGAGTTTCCTTTAAGGATTCCCCTCTTTACAAGGTTGTAAACGTCAGAAGCGTAACTAACCTCCATTGGAATCTCTGCTCTAAATCCTAATCCTTTTTCATCCGTGAAAATTTCGAGAGATTCAGGATATCTACCAAGAATCTTGTTCTTGTCGTGGTTGAAAAGCAACTTAACATCCAAATCCTCCCTCTGTAATACGTCATCGAACGAACCTCGATTAAGGGTCTCGTAGAATACTTGGTTTTTTTCGGAGATTAATTTTGATCGGACTCCGTATTTAGCCGCATATCCTGTTATAAAGCGTCTTCCGTTAGACTCTTCAGAACGAAGCTCTATGTCTTCATTACCAAAAAATCTAGTTTCTATATTATTCGTCTTCATAATTTATATATCTTATTTTTCTGAAGATTTTTCTAACCCTTTCTTAGGGGTTTTCTTAATGACTGGATTCGTTGTAACAAGGAACCCAAAATCAGTCCTGATAAGTTTAGTCCTTGACTTATCTTTCAGTGCGTTAGTATTTCCAGTTGGTGCTCCCATAATTAGTATATTTTATTCGTCTTCATCTTCTTCCCCATCAAAATCCCACTCATCTATATCTTTCCATGATTCATAGTACTTATCATATGCTGCTTCAGCATGCTTAAGCCTTTCTCCGAGCTCTTTATAGGCTTTTCCGTAGACTTCATTCCATATTTTCTGCTGAGCATCTTTAGGAAGAGTTTCCTCTAGCATAGGAACTAATGAATCTCCTCCTGATTCATACCAGCTCTGAAGCATTCCTAGGGGTCCTGGTTTACTAGAGTATTCTCCTTGATCAGCGAGATATTCATCCCAGAGATATGCAAGTGCCTTTTCTTCGCTGTAGCCTTCACTTTCCAGCTCTTCCATCTTCAAATCCACCCAATCATCTATAATGCCTACATCTCCTTCAAGGGCTTCTTTATAATCCTGAGATAGAGCCTCTATATTTCCTTGAAGAGCTTTTTCGATTGCTAATTCTTCTTCATCTAGCTCATCATCTATAGGAGCTACTCCCCCGCAGTGATTACTTTCTGATGTAGAGAACTTACCTGTCTTACAGGCATTAGTATTTCCATCTGGAGCACCTCTATTTACT